ACGTGGCGGCGGAATAAACCATGAAGGTCTTCGTTGCACGTTGCGTAAGGGTCTGGATAAATATCAAAGACAGAAACAGACTCAATGTCTGGCTTGACCTGCTCAATAACTGTTAGTTCATGCGCTTGAACGCCATTAATAAGGCTGCGCTTCCAACGCTTGGCGCGGTCAATACGGACTGTACCTGACTTAATGCAGCCAGTACCAAAGATGCAGGCTTCCATTACGGCTTCCTTTATCTTCTGCTCTGCGCCAGCCTCTACAAGCTGGTCACGCAGGATTAGCATCATCTCTTCAGAAGCTAATTTAGCGCGACGGCGGACTTCTTCACGCAGTACGTCGGTTAGTTCGTCTTTGCGTTCGTTGATAATGTCGAGAACTTGTGTCGGCGAAACAGCGCCAGACGCCTCCATTATCTCTGCAGTGGCAACTTTGGTAATCTCAACCATCTCTGTGGGGTCAAGATCAGGCAGAGGCGTGGGCTCAATACCAAAAAAGTCCTGACCATTCTGGAAAAGAAGGTCAATGATGCGCGAGAACGCCGCCATCACCTTAGTGCGGGTCAGGCCAACAAAGATTTTTGACCGGCTACCCTGTAGCTTTGACAGCACTTCGGGGTCGTATTGCCCTAAGAACTGGCGGAAGTTGGCAAGCCACTCATCCTCAACGTCGTTACGAGCATCTTTGTACTCACGAAATAGGGACTGCAGACGCGGACCAAGACCCTGAAGCTCTTCAAAGTCCTCTTCGCGGCGTGCAGCGGTTACGATTTTTTCTCCATTGTCATCGTCTTCTATGTCGTCTTCGTACATCAATACCCCACAACACTATCGAATGGCTCATATTTAGACACTGTAGTCGATGTTTTACGATTACGTGGCATTGTATTTAATCCGAATAGAGCAATGGCATATGCCATTACTCGGTCATCAAAGCAACCCGCCTTCGCATTAGTTGACCCTTTGTCGTCAATTACATAATTTCGAAGTTCTTTTACTAATTCTTTGTCTGCTATACCACTATCACGCTTACGTAATAGTGCAGCAAGGTTATCAATGATGAGTGGTTTTGTTTTACTAGACGTATAAAAGCCTGCACGTTTCGTCATTCTGTCTGCGTATGCATCATCAACAGTGTGTTCGATGTACAGGTTGGGATAGCCCAAATCCTGCAGCCGCCGGATGGTGGTCAGACCGTGGTTGTTTCTCTCTGGAACAATGTAGGCGCGGTTAAACCTCTTGCCTAAGTGGCTAAGTTGATCCGCATACTCATAGGGGTCGATGTGAAGCCGCCACGATGCAACCTGTCTTCCAAGGGAATCCAGCACTTGGGCAACTGAGTAATCCCCGTGCGCAAGTCCTTCGGCAATGTCGACGCCAATGCAATAGCGTTCGTCGGGATCAATGTTCTTTACAAACTGCTTGTACGCGCCGTCTTCATGCGGCGTGATAATCCCGTCCTTGAAACTCCCCTCTATTGCTGGTGAGTAGCAGTCTCGATCTGCGTCCATGAGGCAGTCTTCTTCAACAAAGCTGCGACCAGAGAACAAGAACGCCTCTTCAGGGTTGCAAGGATATTCCTGCCTAAAGAAGTCTAGCGAGCCGAGCTCGTCAATTTTTGAGCGCCGCCAGTTTGCTTGCTCTGGCGTGAGACCATAAAGCAGCGACAGCTTCTGCTCGTCGTTGGTCATCTCAAAATAGGGATCACATTTTTTAGAATATTCCGGAAGCCAGAACCACGGGATAAAGATCACGATCCAATCGCCGTCTCCACGTAGCGCCTTCATCACCTGTTCGTAGAACCAGCCACCGGCACCGTTGGCCGTTGACTCAACTACAACCTCTGAGTCATCAGCCGGAACAGACTGCAGAAGGCCAGACACAATCTCGCCACTATTGGGATAGAACGCTGCCTCAGATGCATGCACATAGCGGTTGGTCATACCGCGACCAATGTTGGTGGATCGCGCCGTACCGATACGATACTGAGAGTTCAGCCGCTCAAAGACCATTGTGGTGGTCGTGCTAGTTGCTAGTGGCGGCTTGAAAATAGGGTGGGCTGCGTTGTCATAGAAGAAGCGCACCATTCGGAAGATGGCGGTGGTCGACTCTGCAAGGTGGGACAGAACGAATGCGTTGGCGTTCTTGGTCTTAGTGGTTTTCCAAAAGAAGCGGCCCTCAACATAGGTCGAGATACCCATCTGACGCCCTTTAATAACAAGTGCGCGAATGCGGCCTGTCTCTGCAAGCTGCTTTTCTAGCGTCTCGTGTAGGATCATCTGCCCACGGTTGAGCTTTAGCGGGACTATCTCGCCCTTCTTGTTCACAATTCTGAGAACATTCTTCGCGTACAGCGGAAAATCCGCCATCAGCTTGCGTGCAACGTCTTCTATTTCCACGAACCTGCACCTTTGACGATATCTAGACACCAATCGACAAGCTCATTGTCGTTCATGCGGCGCTTCATATAATTTACTGCGGCACAGACCAGCCTTACGTTTCCTGCAGAGTAAGGCTTGTTGGAGTCGATCCGGTCAATGCTAACATTGGTGCCGACAAGATTACCGCTGAACGTGAACACCTTGCCAGTGACTGCGCAGCGTCCGTCTTGTTTTTCAAGGAGATCAAGCAAGTGCTCAACCGTAAAGCAATCGGTTGACAGACCCCCGCCTTTAACCTTCCTTACTGCGTCGTAATATCGGTATTTAAGGTATGCCTCAACGCAACTGTACTTTTTGTGGACCCTTGCGGCTGGACACGATGCGCAGCGGGTAGAGTACCGCCCTGTCATAAGATTTAGGCGGTACTCTGAAAGAGGCTTTGATTGGCCGCAGTTGGTGCAGTCTTTCTGCACCGCTCACTTGCTTACCTACTTCTTCTTTTTCATGGGCTTCTTGCCCATTTCTTTGCCGTAAGGCATCGCCTTACCTTTACCCATTGGCATGTCGGCCTTCATCATTTCGGCATGCATTTTCTTGCTCATCTTCTTCATTTAGATTTCTCCGCAAGCAGACAGTGCTGCCCGTAATTTAATTTCATAACCCCTGCGCAACTCACGCTCGGCAAGCAATACCTTTACTCTTTCAAATATGCCAGCATCTTCTTTAACAATAGGATAAGTAGGTTCTGGTATAGTTTCAGTAATACATGGAACAGGAATAGGTATTTTGACTTCTACTGTTTTAGTAGAGCATGCAGTCAGCGCCAAAAAAATCGGCGGAAAAAACCAAACACGCATCATTGATACTCCCGTAACAACTCAAGAGCAGCTACACACTCGTCGCTATTCTTAGGAACGGTAATAAGAATACGGTTTGCTTTAGTGACGTGAGCCTTATCGACTACCTTTGCTGCGGCCATAGCCTTCACTGCGACAACCTTGCGCTGCTTGGCATTATTCTCAAATTGAGAGACCTGCGCATTCTGCTTATCCAGCACCGCCATCAACTCTGTGTTGGCGATCTTTGCCTTAAGCACGTCCTTCTCCAGACCGGAGTTAGACATCCACAACCACCCAATAACAACCAGAAGCGCGGCGTACCCAAAAAATCGGCGGAAAACCCAAAGACCCTTTAATGCCTCAATCACTTCCCGCTCCTTTAATCTTACCCCACTCACGCACAGCAAACGCTGCAGCTACCGCCGTCACAAGCAAAGAAAGTCCGGTCATGTCGCTTGGAGCCTCACCCTTTGTGAATAACAGATAGAGGGGAGAGATAACGCCATGCACCGCCATCGTTCCTGCAATCCATAAGCAGGTGACCGGCCTCCACCACTTACGCATCACGCAAAGGGCAATGGCCTCAATCTCAAGCAGACGCTCTTTAAAGCTCACGCCTCATTCCCTGAGACAGGAGCGTTTGTCGCAACGTGGATAGGAACGCCGGTTACGGGTACGCCTGTAGGCCAGCGAATGGCTACACAGCGGCTCTTAGCAATACGCATGATGTTGACGCTGTTCTTCTGGTTGCCGCCCAACACACGGTAATAGAAACGGTCTTCGCTTACATAGAAGCCGACGTGACCTCC